CCACAATGCCTTGACTAGGTATACGCATCTTCTCTACACCGTTGTCATTTACTTTGATCTGTACAGTTGAATCGCCTCCGGCTACACGTAAAGTCTCCATTGCCAGGTTGGGATATAGTTGACCATTGTATGCAACTACTAACGGCATACGACGTACAACACCGTCTACTTCAGGAAATGTATTTGTAATACCAACACCTGCGGCAGCGGATTCTACTTGCGGTATATTAGCAATAATGCCAGGGAACTCTACAAACGCTTCTTGGTTGAAACTTCCAATGACCGCTGAACCTGGGGCTCGTGGATTGTTTCTAGTTGTTGCTCCTCCGACGCTAGGAAGAACTGTTGGGTATTGTTTAAGTGCTTGTACATAATCTTGGTCACGACCGAGGCGATCACGATCAGGAGTAAAAATATTGAAAACAACAAGACCAGCATTCCGCTTATAAAGATCGGCGATAATGCGGCCATAGATATCTCGACTGAATGGAAATTGTCCATATTTTTCTAGTGCCTTTTCATCAATGTTTACTACGCTAACCCCAATCGGTTCTGCTGTCTTGCTGGTTACTAGTGTATCAAAGTAACGTAGGCGAACACTTTCAACAAATGTAGGATCTGATATACGCAGAGCAGTTACAAGGGCTAGAGTTAATAAAGCAGTCCAGGGACTGGTTAGTATTTTTTTGAACATCAAGTATTTATTTTATTTGAATTAGGTTATCTTTGAAAATACTCCAACATTCTTCCCAGGTCCAGTGTAGACTAGATTCTTTAACTTGTGCTCGATCTAGAGTTAAGCATTTACGAACAGCTTCTTCAAGATCCCAATCCATACACCCGTTTACACCCGGCTCAATAATGTCTATAGGGCCTTGTACCGGAAATGCCGCTACTGGAGTTCCTTGTGCCATTGCTTCTATAATAACTAAACCAAATGTATCTGCGCTACTTGGGAATACAAATACATCTGCTTGATTATAATAGTCTACTAGTTCTTGTCCTGATTTATACCCCACAAACTTAGCCCACGGTAACAATCTACGAGCATCTTTCATGTACGGCCCATCACCTACAATGACCAACGTATATTCTGTGGGATCTAATTCTGCTAAAGTTGCCAACAAACTGCTGTATTTCAAAATAGCCGCCGCAGTCCTGTACATATAAACTAACATCGTCTAAATTTTCTTTATAATAGCGATATTTGTTTATGGTAAAGGATATCATTAGTTACCCTGGCGAACAGTTATTGTGCCGCAGGTGGTATAACAAGTTTGTGTAACACTATAACTTTGTCCACCAGTTTGTGTTAAATTTACACTTGCTGGAGCACCGCTATTAACTAAAGATATTGACGCAGAGTTTGCGCCGCTTGCACCTGTATTTGATTGCGTTACTGTAGCAGAGTTGCTGTTACCTGTTGCACTAACACTGATATAACTGGCACTAGTTCCTGTTTGACTTGTTGTTACTGTATTGCTATTACCTGTTACACTGGCAAATAATTGATTGCGAGCTGTACCTGTTTGTGTAATACCAACGGTGTTTAAGTTTCCATTAATAGTTACACTAGCAAACTGGCCAGCATTGGCAACAGTATTCTCTTGCACTACAGTCAAGTTATTACCAGTACCATTGACATAATCATATTGATAGTGCCCACCTTGATCAAGTCCTGTTGCTGTGCCTGTGCTACTTGTACCTTGATTTAAATTAAGAGTGTTACTACCTCCTGCAGAATACAAGTCTATTAGGTTATTACCTGTATGTGCAGTAGGATCACCTTGGCGTACAGTTATATGATTACTGCCTCCAGTAATAATTGCAGCAGTAGCAGTAGCACCATCTAATCTATTGCCTGCACCAACTTGCGTAATATTAATTGCGTCTCCATTACCAGTTTGGTTAATATAAATTACATTATTAGTAAGTCCCGGCATAGTGACTGCGTTAACTTGATTCTGTTGTGCGGTAGTAATTGTACTAGAGCCACCCGACGTGGATGTGTTGATCAATGTAGCTGAGCCATTGTTGGCTGTAGTTGTGCTACCATCACTCCATGTTGTGGTTGTAATAGGTTGGCTATAGTAGCTAGTAGTACTACCACTGGTACTAGATGTTGTGATAACAGAGTTTGCTGTGCTTACTACAGTTGGAGCAGAGGAACCGCCGGTTCCGCCGGTCTGTCCAGCAGTTAGCGGAGTACTACTCATACCACCAGATAATGTATTAGTTTGTGCGGCTGTTGGATTTTCTACTCCAGTGAAGGTAGCACCTTGTCCTGTTAATCCCAAGTTACCACTGAGCAATGTTCCATTGTAGTTACTATTAGTAAAGAACAAATACAAGTTACCATTACTAGCAGTACCTTCAACTAATATGCGCCCAGTACCCAATGCTCTAAATGATCCATCAGCATTAACCAGAATCATAGTCCACGGATTAGTTGCACTATCACTTCCTGTATTAGGAATAAACGTAACATACTGAGTACTACCGATTGCTGTCCAGCTACCTGTTTCGTATGTGCCACCTGGGCTTGTGCTATATACCTGACATGTTGCGGTTTGTGTGCAAGCACTGACATTCCATTGCGTATCTGCTACTTGACTTGCACCAAAGTGTACTCCGGTAAATGCCGAGCTTGATAAGGTTGTTTGTGTTGCTGTACCAACTACTGTAGAAACTGCGCCATCGCTATAGGTTGTTGTAGTTGTAGGTGTTGTTACAGTTACTTGTTGATTGCCAATAATAACTGTACTGGTTGCAGTTGTTGTAGTAGTGCCTGTTACAGTAACTGCCGGAGCTCCGCCCACACCTTGTGTTGCCTGCGGAGTGACCATTGTAGTAAATCCAGCACTAGCACCAGGAGTACATGTAAAGATAGTTGTACCTGCGGCACATGCACCTGCATAGGTTCCTACTTCAATACTGGGATTGCTACTGGCATTTGTTCCAGACAAGTAGAAACTGATATTGTATGTTGAGCCTGCGGTTACACTTATACTTTGATAGATACCGTCGTAACTACCAACTGCGCCATCGTACCATTGATAAGGACTCCAATACCCAGCAGCCGATGGTACTGTTCCGTTTTGATACCATACTCCCCAATCAGCTGGTGCTTGTATTCCCACAGAGGTTGATCCACCATATTGTAAGTTACCATTGGCTAATAAGTTAGTGGATGATCCCGACTTGGTAACTGCGGCATTGGTAAATGTCCAGTAACCTGGATCCTGTCTAAAAGCAAAACCAATGTAGTCTGCACCGGTTGTGTTGGCTGTAAAACTATAATTGTACTGTATATTACCGCTAGAATAATTTAATACCCCACCCAAGTATCCACTTGGAAGATTCTGTGCGTGTGCCTTGGGAGTACAGAATCCAACAAGGCTGGCGATAAGGATAGTGGCAAGTATTTTAAACATATTAATTCTGCTTGGTTGTTATAAAGGTATTGCCACCGGCATTGATTCTGTTGGTGATGGTTACATTACCACTCTGTGTCTGTACAATAGTAGAATTTTGACCTTTAGGAGTTGTAACACAACTTGTATTACTATTAGCATCACTGCGACATAACTGTACACTGATTGCATCTACAGTAGCTTCTACCCCCGATGATTTTCTATAATCGGGAAGCAATTGATTCTTGGGTGCGGCTAACAAGTTACCAAATTCTGCAGCAAGTTGATCATTCATTATTTGTAACATGCTTTCAAGGAAGTCCTGATCTAATAGATTACGTTGTAGTGCATTGGTATAAACTTGATTATTTTCTGCAACCAATACACTACTTAGATCAACACCCTTAAGAAAATCTTGACTAAGTGCCGATTCAGCTGGCAACTTTTCTGCTTGTTGGCGTTGCTGAGCAGTTTTAATTTCTTGCGGTGGTGCCAGGATTAACATATTTCCAATAGCATCTTCAGTTAAGTGTAAGGTAACAGGCCTTGTGGGTGCTACATTACGTGCGGATACTTTAGTTGCCTGGAATGCTTGATCTAATGTTACAGTACCGGCGTCATTCATAACATCAATTTTACCAGTCACACAATAACGTTCAATCTCATCGGGCAACATATTTTTACGTGGACAGCTTGGCAATAGAATAAATGTGCTGGAACCTAGCTCATCAACTGTAGCAGTAAAATCAGTACCGCGAACAGCAACGGTAGCAGTAGGAGTGTTGATAGCCACCTTATTAGGATTGTTATGAGCAATCGCCCCTGATGCGTAGCGGACTGTACCACTAGCCATGTTAAGAGCAAGTTTGCCAGCATCTTTATTTTTTGGATCATACACGAATTCGTCAATGACCAGTTTGGAGTTTTCATTCACTTGCACCTTAGTGTCATCGGCAAACACAATACCAACCTTGCCTTGCTTGGTAGTAATGGCGTCAGCCATATCAACACCGGTACCTTTACTACCAGTAAGTGTTGTTTTTGCTCGTTGTATTTGCGGAGGATTGTTTACTTGTTCTGTGATTGTGCCAATGGCAGCATGAGCGGAAATAGACAACAATAATGTTGCCCAAATTAATCGTCTTGTTGCTTGAACCATACACATCGTTGTAAGTCTCTCATTAATTGATCTTTTGGCGTACCAGTAAGTCTGTGCGCCAGCTCTATAAAATCTACGGCTCTACTAGCCACATTAGACTGACCATCGCTCCACTGTTGATATACTGTGTTTAAGAAGCGAAGGTCTGTCATATATTAATGATGCTGTACAATGTTCCAAGTATTACTGCTACCACTACTTTGAATATTTGTAGTGTTGTTACCGCTTGTAGCTGTTTGGTTCACAGTAAATGTATTGCTATTACCAGTTAACCCTAATACTAACGTGTTATCGTTACTACCAGTTTGGCTTGCTGTAATAGTATTACTAGAACCTGTTAAACTTCCAACTACTGCTAGGCCAGTTGCATTATAACCACCAATAGTAATACTGTCGCCATTGGAGCCACCAGTTTGTGTCAACCCAAATGTATTACTTGCACCTGTACTGTTTAAAGTAACACTAGCATTAGTTGCCGCTGTTGTTGTAGTCCCTTGAGTCATTGTTAGACTATTACTTGCGCCACCGTTCATTGTGATATTATCAGTATTATTTGTACCGTTAACAATAGCAACAATAGAGTTACTACTACCGCCTGCTGTCACAGCGGTAAAGTTGTTACCTGTACCTAATAAGTTAATATTCAAATTGGCAGTATTACCAGTTTGTGTTACACTAATATTATTACTTGCACTTGTAGCAGAGCCATCATTGTTACTATTGATCACTGCTGTTGCATTGTTACCTGTCACAGAGTAATTGTAATTGTTACCAGTTAATCCGTTGGCCACAGTTGTCTGGATACCTAATTGTAAGGTATCGCCTGTGCCTACTTGATTTACTGTTACGTTATTACTATTACCAGTAATTACTGCCGGTGTTGTTGCACTTGAACCTGTGCCTTGTACACCTTCTACTGCATCACCTGCGCCATTTTGTGTAATTGAAATGTTACTGTTACTACCTGATTGATTGATGTAGATGGTGTTATCTGCACCAAATGCACTTATAGTCACTACGGCTAGCATTGTTGTTATTATTTTCGCTAGTTTCATTTTACTACTCCTTTTGGCCCCTGGCCTTATGTCCTGCGGTCCCTGCTTCTCCGCTGGTTGTTTTAGTTACTTCACTTTACTACCCCCAACTTTGCTTCTACATCTGCAGGTAAGCCTGTTTTATTAGACATACCTAATGGAATTGTTGGCTCGCCCTTGGCATTAGGATTAATATACGCTGGCGCTACTTGGTTGTAGTCCCATACCCCTTTGCGTTGGCCTTCCTTGATTAACTCTACTACACTTGCTTCAATAGTTGATTTAAGTGCGATAGTGGTTGCTTCGTTGATTGTTAAACCTGATTCAAATTGGAATATTGCTGCCGCAGCATCTGTTGCGCCGGTATTAGGTGCGCCAATTTGCGTAACCATATGTCCCAAGCTACCTGGATCTATACTCTTAAAGATTGCAATACTATCTGCTGTTGAGTAAATGATCTTGGTAACAGTTACACTGGCTAGAATCTTACCGGTGTTAACACTGATAGCACGTAGACTAATTGTGATAATATCTTTACTGTACTGAGTTGTTGGGCCAATACCAAGGAAGTTATATCCTGTACCACCAGACTCCAGTCCGGTATCGTAACCAATAATTCCGCCTTCAATAATTACGCCGGCAAACTGTAATGGCATTAGCTTCTGTGCATCTTTACCTTCATATGCTTGACGCATTTGAGTAATGATTAACCGCTCTTTGGTCAAGGCATCAATGTTTCCTCGCTCAACAACATCAAACCATAAACCGTGACCAACGTCTTGCAAACTGCGAATTAATAGTGCATCGCCACCTTGTGTAACTGCTGTACTAAAACTGGCAATACCAGGAACTGCTTTACGTTGTCCTGTTTTATCTGCAAAGTTGTAGACAGCCACAGTTAAACGACCAGCAGCAGGTGGAGGAATAGCATCAAACTCTTTTTGTAATTCGTTTTTAGGTACTACAGGTTTTGCCTCTAGTACTCCCATTTTTTGGCTTATAGCACAACCAGAAAGTGCCGCTATTACCATTATGGATAAGAGTAATTTTTTCATTAGTTTCCGCCTCCGGTAATGTTAAATTGACTCAATGGAATATTAATTGTAGTTACGTTACCCACGTTGTCTGTTACTTGCAATTGGATTTGACTACCATTATTGTTATAGTAGATCGTGTTGCCCTGGAAGGTAATCTGGCCAGTACTACTGCTACCGCCGGCAAACATTGCAGTGGCTAAATTCTGCGAAATCTGTGCATAAACACGCGATTCCAGGTTGGTTAGGAACTGATTTATAGGGGTATTGGCTGCATCTGCCTTGGCTTGTTGCGCGGCCGCTGTAAGTGCTTGCTGAATAGTCAATGCACGTTGATACTGCTGATTTTCCAAGGCCATTTGGAAAGTTGAGTAGCCGTTACCATTCAAACTAGCACTTTTAAATGAGTAGTCTGATATTGTAGTAGCGTAGGTGGTTGTCGCGGATAAGGCGATTGCGGTTAGAATAACCTTGTTGATAATTCTCATTACTTCTACCCCTGTTATTATTATTATAAGGTAGTAAAGTCGTGTAGACTCTAGCTCCTATAGTATTTAATAGGACCTAGAACAAGAATTATGTAGTATTTTAAATTGTAGGTATTCTTTTAATTATTTCTTCGTAGAAAGAGTCCAATTCTCCACCAAATTGACCTATCAGATGATCTGAAATATCTTTGCAGAGCTGGTAATTTTCTTCTTTGAGTGCTTTGATAAAGCCTTCGTGTAACTCTATATAGTTGGTTAAATTTGTAAATCCAGAAAGTCCAATCTTTTCAGGAGGCACTACACAATAGGTAGTTACCGGAATACCCTTAACATCAAACGTCTCAAGTTCTAATACTGTATGAGTTTGTTTTAATTGTTGTACTGCTCGGTGGTCCCAAACTATTTGCATTACCTATCCTTCGAAATCTTTAATCTGCGGTAAATCTCTTGTACACCCTGCGCTTGGCTAATACAATCTTCCAAGGCATTGTGTAAGCCAGCTTTGCCTTTTTCGCGAGGGTCGCCGTGTACACCAAATAAGGTACGGCTGTCGCGAATTTGCCAAAACTGCCATGGAGTTGGCCAGCCCTGTTGACGATAAATGTTTTCAAGAATAACAATGTCAAACGCAGGTCCTTGGCACCAGATGTTGGTTACACCTACACAAAACCGATTTAGGTCTCGGTACAGAGTTTCTAAACTAACACGGCCTTCTTCGCTAAGTGCTTCTTCACGAACATCCTGTGCTTGCTGTCCCCACCATGCTAGTGTATCTTCCTGTACTTCACGTCCCAGGGCTAGTTGTTCATCAACATCGATGCGATGATATAAGCTATCACCAAAACTATCTACAGTATAAGGATCAAACTTAACAGCACCAATTGTGAGAATAGCACAATCTGGGCGTGTACCTAGTGATTCCAAATCTAACATTATGTCCACAATTTATCCTTGCTTTAAAATTTTAAGAGATTCAGATTCCACTACACGTCTACGTAATCCTGAGCTAGAAAAGGAATGATCACGACCATTATATACAAGCTCTATTCCCCGACGTATGCATTCCATTCTTCCTGAGAATTCTTTATCTTTGTATTCAACACCAAGTACTCGTACGTCAAGTGGTAATATTAATAATAAGTCTATTAGATCTTGTTCTGTTTGATAAACAACTACTTCGTCTACATACCGACAAGCGGCCAATTGAATTTGACGTTCCACAATACTTTGAACAGGATGGTTCTTGGTTTCAGGACGATCAATTGTTGGATCTGTTTGCAAGCCGGCAATCAAGTAATCGCAATGATTTTTTGCTTCTGACAACATAGAAATATGACCGGCGTGAGGACCTAAATCAAAAGTACTAAATGTAATTCCAATTCTTTTACCTTGTTCTTTTAATTCTCGTATTTTATTAAAGATCATTTTTATATACCATTGATATTTTTTGTTGTTTTACCATTGTGTAAAATGTTGCCCTGTGTTTTATACCCAAATCTATCATAGCATCTTTAATTGATGGATATTCTATATTGTTTATTATAACAGGTTTATATTTTTGTGTAAAGGGTTTTCCTTTTCGTTTTGCAGATGCTTCTGCATGAGCTTTTTTCCATTCTGCCGATTTTGTGTAATTTTTATTCGATGCTTTTATTTTTTCTATTGTTTCGGGTGTGTGTTTGTAACCAAAATGTCCGTTAGATTTTCCTTTTTTGGCTTCGCTTATTTTTTTTGAACGTGTTGCTTTTTCTTCTTCTGTTAAAGAAGCATGCCACTTTGTTAACCCAATATTTCGTTGATTAATTATGGTATTTTTATTAGGATGATTTAATATAGTGTTGCCACCATCACCTCCGCTGGCAATATTATATAAATCATTTAATGATTCGTATAAAGAAATGGTGTCTATTTCCAGCCGATTTAGCTCATCAACTGTTTTTGCCCAGTGCAATATTTCTATTTTGAAATTATCTTTACCGTATTTTTTAATAGCAGATTGTAGTGCTATTCCAGATCCATAATAATCTTTATCAAAAATAGGTTTTGTTCTTTTGCCAATGTAACAACGATTATTAATTAAGTTAGTTGTTTTATAAATGTAGCCAATATACATAAGTATTCTCCTTATGTTTATTTACCACCTTTTGTCAGTTTAACCTATTAATCATACGTCTTGTTCAATTTTAACTTGTAATGGAAATCCGTTGTTACGTGCCAACAGGGTCACTTCAATACCCTTTTGTTCGGCCAGTTCGTACGGTAATACTGCTACCACTGCTGAACCTTCTTCGTGTACTCGCATGGTAATTGCTTCTGCGGCACCTTCATCATAATTAAAAATAATTTTAAGTGTTTCGACTACAAACTCTTGTGTAGTAGTTTCGTCATTGATATAAACAACTCTGTACTGTGGCGGTTCTGCAATATTGGATTTAACTTCAATGCGGGGGCGCACTTCTATATGTGTTCTAGTTTTAGACATTGATTCACTCATGGTAGGAATAAGGGATGATTTGTTGTTCATCCCTTATTATACAGCCTAACTACTTATTTTGCAAACTTAATGGCAATCTGTTTTGGTTGCTTTTCTTCCGGAATGTTACGTTCCAGAGCAATGGTCAGAATACCATTTTTAACTACTGCACTCTTTACTTCTACATGTTCTGCAAGAGTAAAGGTACGAGTAAAGTTGCGGTTTGAAATACCCTTGTGGATATAAACAGTTCCTTCTATTTCTGGTTGAACTTCTTGTTCTCCAGTGATAGTTAGAATATTATCCGTTAGTTCGATTGAAAGTTCATCTTCCGCAAATCCAGCAATAGCAATTTCAATAGCATGATGATTCTCATCGTATTGAATAATGTTATGTGGGGGATAGTTGTCTACCTTGGAGCCGGTTGTGCGATTAAGCTGATCAAATAATTGATCGAAGCCAATGGCATTGCGATGCATTTGTGCGGCTAGTGTAGGTAAATCGAGGGTGCGAAGTGTGTACTGATTTGTCATTTGTTTTCTCCTTTATTAAGCAAGATGACTATAAAATGTAGACCCGATTATTCAGCATCTACAAATATATTTATACTACTAACCAAATTGGGTTTCGTCTATTTCGTCCGGGGATTGTTTTTATCTACTAGAGCTAATAGAGTTTTGTACTTTTTCCACTGCTCCATTAATGCTGGATTCAATTCCCTTAACTCTTTTTCCTGTAAATATTCCAAAAGAATATTATGCTTGTCAACTACCAACAAGGTATACATGTCCAACATTTTCATGCTAGTAAAGTTTTTTAGGCAGGGATTCGGACAGTAACTTTTTGCGCCAACGGTTCTTGGCCGCTGCTTTGGCTTTCTTACGTGCTGTTGTAGGCTTTTCGTAAGTTTCACGTTCTTTGAGTTCACGAAGCAAGCCTGATTCCAAGACTTTCTTCTTAAATTTGCGTAGAGCTTTCTCTACGGGTTCACCTTCACGTAACGTGACTGTGTTGCCTTTGCACATGTTTGCAATATCGTTTTTTGGGTAGTATGCCATAATATTATTTAGTTGGGTTATTATTTCTTTAAAAATTCTTCAATCTTACTGCGCTCTAAGTCCGATAAACTATCCACATCGTAACGACCTTCTGCGATTTCGTTTATTAAATGCTTGATATACTCTTCTTCGTAAGCATACACGTCAATGTTGTCTTTGTCAACCTCTATCCACTTATAATCGTTAAATTTGAACAAACGATTTGGTAGGTAATCTGTACGTAAGTAGGTATCACCTTTTTCTGGATTTGTTGGGAATGTATTGCCAAAGTCACTGTGACTGGCTTTGCCTAACACAGGAGCATTATCTGCTTCCACTGCTATATGGCTGTGCATAACGTGGCGATTGCGCCCTGGAGCTGCTTCTCGAGTTACTGCTGTAACAGGAGTAGTTTCAACCACAGCTTCGTCGGGAGCAATTCCTGTTTCGTCTGGAACGTATTCTGGATTTACTTCACCAGTGTTGGTTAAGTATCCAATGTCTATTAGTTGTTTAACAGCTTCATCTTCGTCTACCTGAGTAGCAGGAGTCCATAATAAATCATTTGGAGTTTCAACATAATCGCCGGGACGTTCATCCATTGATATATTATAATTAGATTCTGGAAAAGCAATGCGAGTAATTAGTACAGGTTCTTCTTCGATTACAGATTCCGGTTTGTCTTCAAACATTTCTTCTACAGGTTCGTCATCAATCATTTCAAATGTAAATGGTGTAACAGATTCAGCAGGCACTATTTCCGTTTGTACTTCTCCTACCAATTTAGGTTGCATATAACTTGCAGTCATTGGCATCCCATATGATACTCCCTTGCCGCGGAATGGGTGCTCATCTACTACAGGTTCTTCGACTTCCAACGGAAGTTCCTCACGTTGTTCAAATACAGGAACATCACCAAGGTCATGTAGTACATCTACAAGATTCTGATGAGGTACATACGGGGAGTAATCGCCTTCGCGGAAAGAGGGTTCTAATTTACCCAGTTCCTCCTCTAACTCTGGTGTCAATGCAATAATCTTAGACTTTGGCTTAAATCGTTCTCTAAGGTTGTGGTAGTCGCTTATACGCTTTTCTAATGCATCTGCAAACGCATTGAATATAGTTTTTGGTGGAGGCATAATAGTAGGATCACTATCTACCATACCATCATCATCGGCACTGGCACGTGCTTGTCTAATCTCACGCCGCCATCCAAATGTCATTTGGCTTGCCAACAACATGATAACTGCCAAGGGATCAAATACAATAACAATAAGGATAATGATCCAAGTTACTGCTTTTTCCAACATGTTGGCATCTGGTGTAGTACCGTAGATAAATGCCGCAATGTACTTGATAGGGCCAACTTCTGCATCTACCTTACGAACTTCAGCACGGATAGGTGCAGCTTCGTCGTTTAATTGGGCAATAAGTTTTTGGTTTGATTCAATGTCTCGAGCTAGGCTAGCACGGTCTTTAGCTTGACTACGACGTATAGCTACCGACTTGTCAGCGCCAGTTTCACTTGTACTACGTGCCATTACTTGATCAACAGCATCATCCATTTGACGTAACTGTTTACGGCCGGCATCAATGTTGTCACGTGCTGTTCGAATCTTCTCATCGTAGATTGCTATTTTGGATTGTACATCGCCGGATACTAAGTTTTGGTCATTATGTGCTTTGCTCAGGAAACCAAAGATGCCCATACTTGTGATCAACATTAATATCACAATGGCAATAACCATATAGGTCTTCATTAAGCGTGGTACTTGTGTCCAGTATTGCTTGATCCAGGTAGCACAAACTAACTTGGCTACCTCAAGGCTTGCACCCATGATCATGATTGGGATAGCGGCCGCGGAGAAGATTGCTGTGAGACCAACTACTGAATAGTAAATGGCTACAGAGCTAATGGTTAAACCGGTGATGAGTAATAGGTAAGCAAGTATCATAGTTTGTATTTATTGAGTTTTAGCTCAGTAATAATACTACAATAAATGATGTTTGTCAACAATTATGGTTACGATTCTTCTAAATAATATCCTGTTTGTATATTTAGTTACTTCCACGGACGGCCCTTGATTAGGCCTCCCACATTGGCATTGTCTACTACTACATTTCCAGAATAAAGTGTAGGCAATTCTGTAGTATCTAAGGTGTGTAGTGTTCTATATCCCGTGGTGCCAGCAGTGGCACGTTTGGTTGCGGCCAGGGCCAACTTGGCCTCTTGTTTGGCCTGTTTGGTTGCGAGTGTTGAGATTCCGTTTGCTGACATAGTATGTTATTTATCGTTAAAAAGTTTGGCTCCAACCATTTACAGTCTTAGTATAAATGGCCTTAACGTTACTCCAGGTATTAGCGGCTGTTTTAACCTGTACGTTAGCTATATAACTCCAAGTATTTGCGGTTGTTTTAACAGTTGTTCCGCCACTGGCAACCATTTGATAAACTACGTTACCGTACGGTACACCTACTCCGGTAACCGGATCCCAGTTTGAACTTGCGGCATATCCATTCAGATATGTTGTTGTAGCATTATTCCCTGTGGTTATGTCATAATACGCATTTAAGTTTCCGTATAGTACAGGATGTATAGCATTGGGTATAGGTCGGCGACCTCCATTTAGTGACATAAATCTAGCCAGCATTCCTGCCATGATGGGTGTTGCGGCACTAGTACCACCATAACCGGCCGGAGTACCGTTTAACCACATAGCATAAGCGTTCATTGGTCCAGCGATGTCAGGAATTCCCCTAGTAGTTAATGTAATAGGAGAACTAGCCGTTAAATTAGATACAAAATAGCGTTTGTATGTTAACCCGGATTGCCAAGTTGGCACAGGAATAGTAGTACTAATTCCTCCGCCACTACCCCACCCCATCCCAAATAATGGGTCTCTGTTTTCAACAATTTCTCCAAGTCGAACATTGCCTGTTCCCAAGGTTAAGTTAGTTCCACCAACAGCAATAGCATTTGAGCTTGTTGCTGGATACGATACACTAACTATATTAGCATTAGCATACCCCTCACTTCCATAATCGCCCGCCGCAACAAGAACACTGATACCTTTTGCGGCAGCATTTGCCAATGGGGCCGCAAGCCAGTCTCCGAAATAATAAGTTGTTCCGCTACTAATAAATGATTCTGGAGTTGCCCAACTAATCGAAATAATATCACAGTTTTCATTTACAGCACGATTAATAAGATTACCAAATCCTGTTGTTAAATTCTGCGATGGGGTCACTAACGGATTAGTAGTTCCGTAATTGGGTCCTGATGGTGTTCCGATATATATAACAATATTAGCCTTAGGTGCTATGCCGGCTACGCAGTATAAGTCAAGAGTATTCTCGCCGTCGGCATCTGTATTAAATCCAACATTACCTGTAGCTCCGTCTACTAGTACTGTAGTAATGTTAGCACTAGTAACCAGTGAATTTAGCCCCATATCACTCATAGAATTATTAAAATCTGTTGCGTTCCATCCGCCTCCTAAACTAATAATTCCAATTTTAACGTTAGAACCAGTGGAAAGTGGCATGTTGTATGCTGTTGCTATCTGTGTAGGAGTTAAAAACCCAAGTTGGTTAATATTAGTCGCAGATGGAAAACTTCCCATTGGTATAGAAAATGAATTTGAGCTAACGTTGCTAGTAGCTATCATATATTAAAAAGTCTGATACCAAATATCGCCAACACTACCTTGACTTGAAGTCGGTGCTACGTTAGATACCCAAGTAAACCTTGCCACATTAGATACCATTGCAATGTTGCCACTGGAGTAAACTGTGCCGGTTGCTACAACGTTACCAAGTACTGTTATCTGTGTTTGTGAGATTGTAGCAACTTGAACTCCACCTACATCAAGCAATATATTGCCACCTGCACCTTGGAAGCCAACACTACTACTACCGCTACTAATACTACTACTTGCAGTAACAGTAGATAAGATATTAACACCGTTTGCAAACAGGTGATTGTTAGATATTACATTACCAGCAGATACGTTACCTGCGTATGTTGGCAAGTAAGCGGCCACGTTTGCATTGCTGTATGTCTGAGTTTGTAACGTAACAATAGCGGCATTGGCGGCTGTTACGTTTGCATTAACCGCATTAATTTGCGTAGTCTGGGCGGCAGCATTACTAAACAGGGTAGTAATATTTGTAGTTGCTGTACCTAGGTTAGCATTTGTGGCAATTTCGTATGCGCCCACGTTGGCATTTAATGTTTGTAAAGATGTTGTTATAGCACCAATGTTGGCATTAGCATATAACTCAAACGCACCAACATTCGCCTGCAACGTTTGTAGTGATGCCGATACTGTTGCAGTATTTGAAGTAACAGTAGATAAAATATTAACACCATTTGCAAATTGATAATTGTTAGAAATAACATTACCTGTAACTGCAAGATTGCCTTGTGTGGTTACTGTGCTGTTAACATTACCTATTAGGATAACATTAGCACCAATACCCATATACAATGTGTTAGTTGAATTAAACACGTTGGCAATTGGCGCTGTAGTTCTTAGGTGTCCACCAAGTGTATATATGTTACCGACTGTGATATTATCGCCGTTAGTAATGACTGCACTATTGGCTTGAACTGCTATAGGTGCAGTTGCGGCAGCACTACCTGTATCAAACGTGATATAAGCACGAGTTTGGCCATTGCCCGGAACTCCGTCGCCACGATATAGACCAAAGGTTGCGTGTTTGGTAGAACTATTGTTTGTTTGACCAGCGCCAATACCATCCCACCAGTCATATGTTGCCACTGTAGTATTGGCAAAACTGCCAGCATTACTAAAATTGATACCTAGGTTGCCAGTATTGACATTTTGTAAATTACCAATGTCTACCCAGTATGCAGGATTACTACTGTCGAAGCCAGTTAGACTTTCAATATGGATTTTACCGTTACTATAAAAGTTTATACCGCCGCTGTTGTCAACACTACTGATATTGTCTCCAACAAAAGTAATATTACCAGTGGAACTCATGCTGGTCACATACTCTGCACCATTGGCCCAGAAGTAACCTGTAGTTGATATCACAGAGTTTGTGGCAATAAGGTTAGCACTTCGGACGTTACCACTAATTGTAAATGGTCCAGTTGTTACATTTGCAGTCAATGCCGCAACGTCAGTATTGAGAGTTGTAATGGTGCCAGCCTGTGTTGCAATTTTTGCATTGGCGGCTGTTACGTTGGCATTAATTAAAATAACATCTGCGGCCAAAGTTGTGATGTTGTTTAATGCTCCTACCAGAGTAGCATCTGTGGCTAATATGTTTGCGGTGTTGGCCTGTATTGGAGCAATCAATGAATTAACATAAGTCACCACAGCAGAGTTTGCTGTAATAATTGCCAGGTTAGCGGCTGTTACGTTTGCATTGATAGCAGTAATTTCCGACGCTACGTTGATACCAGCAATGTTTGCAGCAGATACGTTGGCATTAATTAAATTGATATCATTTGTTAGTGTAGTAATGTTGGTCAATGCACCGGCCAAGTTTGTATCTGTTGTTAATATGTTTGCGGTGTTGGCCTGTATTGGAGCAATTAGTGAGTTGATATAACTAACCACTGCGGTGTTGGCTGTAACAATAGCGGCATTAGCGGCTACAATTTGTGCAGATTGTGTAGCAGCATTACTTTGTAAAGATGCAATGGCCAAATTGGCGGCTGTTATGTTGGCGTTGATTAGATTAACACCTGTTGATAATGTAGTAATGTTGGTCAATGCACCAGATAAGTTATTTGCATTGTTCAACAAGGTAACAATATTAGACTGAATTGGGGTTACTAGATTGTTGACATAACT